TCTTTTCAATCACTGGATACCAAATCGAATCATGTTCTGATTCAAATCCTTTTAAATCGCCTTTTTCCTCAAACGGTTTAATATCGTTATACCTAGCCCAAATATCAGTCATTTGAGCATGAGGCGAATTATTAAAAGTTCTTCTATAATTATACTTATCAAATTCGTTATAATGCTCTAATAACTGTTTCTGTAATTCTGTGATATTTAATGTATCACAGGCTAGTTCATGACTCTTTGGCATTAGGTTTTCATAATGAATGCCAACGCATAGTACGGAGGCAAGTTCTGATTTGTACCGCTAGAACCTGTAGAATCAATGCTTGTTGCTACCGTAATACCTGTCGTTGCTGTAGATGTTGGCAGATTTAGTCCATTATCATTGTCTGAAACAGAATATCCAATATCACTTCCTGAAGATGTACCTCGTTCATAATGGAAGTGTCCCGGATCTGTGACGGTTGATGTTGCAGTATGTGTATGACTTACAGTAATAGCATCTTTATTGCCGCCTGTAGTTGTATTACCTCCTGTTACAGTTGTATTAGCCACACCAGCCACATCACTATGAGCGCCAATTATAAATCGATTACGCAAATCAGGAGTACTATTAGAACCGTTACATAGAACCCATCCAGAAGGTATAGTCGCAATACTTCCAGACCACATCATTATCATTCCCGTGCTAAAAGCACTAGTTAGTGCAGTTTGTACAAACGCAGTAGTAGCTAGTTGTGTAGTATTTGTATTAGCAGCAGCCGTAGGGGCTGTAGGAGTTCCTGTTAAAGCAGGACTATTTAAGTCAGCCTTAGACGAAATAGCTGAAGCAATAGCTGTGTATTCAGTATCAATCTCAGCGCCTTTGATAATCTTCCCAGCATTACCTGTCGGTAAACTGTCTTTAGCAGTAAAGTTGGTCGCTTTTACATAATTAGACATAGTTGTTCCTTAGACTAAAGTCTTTCCTCGTTTAATTCCGACATCGATCTTCTGGATCGACAGTGGATTACCATTAATATCGGCTTCTAAGCCAAGTTGCATTACAGTTCCTTGTCCGCCAGCACTGACGGAGAAACGATCTAAAACAATACCAGAAGAGTATTCAGCAATGTTATATTCACCGATGTTATACTCATATACAGTAGCATTATCTAAGTTATAAGTAGTTGCCTGATAACCTTCGGTGTAATCAAATCCCCATTTAACTGCTACTGATTGATTAGTACCTCCAATCAATACCCAACCAATCTTCTTTAGAATCTTTAGTGCCGTAGCAGCATCAAAGTCAAAGTAGTTGGTATAATACTGTAGACGATATGCAGTGCTATTATCACTATGTCCAAAGTATTTACCGATATATCCCGGCTTACCAATTAGCAAGTTACGATCTTGCGTTGTAGCAAATGCTTTAGGTTCAATGCTATCCCAAATTGTTACACGAGCAGATCCGTCTTGCAACGCAGCACGAGTATCAAAACAGTATACAAACTTCGTTGTTGGTAGCGTTAATAAATATAAAGCATCTCTCTCAAAATAGACACTTTTAATCTTTGTCAAGTCTGTTTCAGAATTAACAGCCGACATCAACTCGTCACGAACATTCTTCGATACATCCCGCATCGGTAACGATTTCTCTTGAATCACACGCTGTAGACTACGCACACCAGCGTCAGATAAAAAGAATACATCCGTACCTAAATTCTGTACTGAATCACGAGCAATACAGCCTACATTGTTTAATACTTCTACTAAAGTTAAGCCAGCAGGGTCTAACGGATTAGCATAGATTGCAGTATTCTTCTTACCAAAGAATATAATATATCCGTTGTGTGCTGCGGCAGCTACTACGGGATCACCGTTGGGTAGCACTTCGTCTAAGTTCAAAAAACCAGCAGAACCATTCTTAAAGTCAAGACCATTTAATAAATCACTAAAATAGACGCTTTGCGTATCGCCGGAGATACCGCCACACCAAATCCTGCCGTAAGCGGATAAGACCCAACTTGGCATGAATGTGGAAGTTGTGTGATTGGACGGTAATTTAGCCGCATCACCAACTCGCTGAAAGCCAAAAGTTCCGCTATCATGAGCCTCGAAAGCTCCACCAGATACTGTCAACTCATGCCATACTAACAATGGATGATTAGCCTGTGCTAAATACACATGAGGCTGAAAGTCATTTACATCGCCGTATGACAGAGCTGCGCCTTGCCAATTATTAGCCGTAATGGTGTAAGTAGCGTCTCCGCTATTCGTCGCATTACGAACTGTTTTAGTAGTCATTGTAGTTGTACCTACGAATAACTTATTGTTACCTGCACTTAAGACTTCTGTGCCACCACCAGTTACTACTTCAAATATAAACTCGACTGGATTAGCAGCGCCTAAGTCGGTATTCACAGCCGTGTTCACCGGAGTCCAGCCACGCCTTGCTCCGATACGACCGTATCTATCGATTACGCAGTTCTGTGCTTTTAAAGCAAACCCTGACGACAGGGTAATACTGCTTTCCTGCAGATTTAATCCGTAAAAGCCCGGTGCTGCAATCGATGCTGTTTGTAATTGACTAGCCATTTAGACCCAGTTCCATTGAGATTCTTCAATGTAACGATTTGATTCTAACGAAATAGCATCAGCTAAACTCTGACGATACAATACATAGGTCTCACCTGATTGTACGCCGCCGTCTTCGCCACGCTCTGCTTGCGCTCTAGCCAATGCACCTAAGATGACTGGCTCGTGCGGGACTAACAAGATGTCAGCGTTAGCGACTAACGGCTCTTGTGGCTTGATCACATTGAAACGAATATTATACGATCCATTAGGAATCGGGAACAAGTCCACCTGTGTGTCGCCGTTGGAGTTTGTACCGTTGAAGTTATAGTACATCGGGCTGCCCTTCTGTGCTGAAGTCAACAAGAACTGTTGATCCATCCATACAGTAGCAGCATTGCGTAAGAACCAATTATCGGTATCATTTAATACATCGATGACACGGAAGCGCTGACCAGAGCCGACGAGAACATAGTTAAACACATCAGCGGTAGTCGTAGCCGACAGGGTTTCCGACAGAGCATTCCAGTTATAAGCATCTTCGACTTGACGCTTAGAGTCATTGACATACTTAGCAATGAGCTTAACATAAGCGGTATCCGAAACGGAAGAAGCCTCCGGCTCACGAAGGCGTATTAGTACATCATTAACCAAGGAGATAAAATTCATACTTTCCTCTTTTTCAATTTAGCTAAAGACATCTTAGCTTTGGCTTCTTCTGTGTGTTTATGATTCTTGGCTTTCTTAGCTTCAGAAATCTTTAGACATACTTCAGGAGAACGCTTTATACCTTTATATTTACTCTTACGACCTAGTTGCTTTAATCGTAACTTATTTCTTGTTTCTGCAGTTACTATTCGATTCTTGCCAGCTTCAGCGATTTTCTGTTTGTGTTCTTCGCTTAGTTTACGACCTGTTTTAGCAATCGACTGTTTTAACCGTGTCTCAGGAGATGGGTTTAATCCTCCTTCTCCTCCATCTGTTAAATTACACAACAAACTAGGATACTTCAGCCGTAGTGTGCTAATTAACAGTCTTTCGTAATTCAACGCTTCTTGTGCTGTCAGATTCTTAGCCAAAACCTCGACTCTAAATCCTTTAGCTTTATTAACAATGTTCTGCCAATGATTATTACGCTTTTGTTTACTATATGCCCTGCGATTCTGTCCTTTACCGATGTAGAATACTTCATCAGTGTCTAGGCGATAATGGCAATATACATAGTTTTGACAGGTATTTAACATATACCCGTATCCTATCATATTTTGACTATTTTGTCAAGTAAAATCTCAACAATCCCATTTCTTCAAAGCCAAGGCTTTACGGGTTGGACGACCTTTCTCGTCCTTCATCGGTCCTTTTACGCCACTCATCCGAGCGCAGAAGCTCTTGCGTCGTTTAGCCGCTTTAGGGGACTTTGCAGCCTCTTTTGCCGAAACTGGAGGTTTTAGGTTAGCTCCTTCAGTTCGCTTGAAATAAGCTCTTCCTTTGGCGTTTAAACCGCCTTCAGGGTTCTGATATACCTTCTTGACCATTATATGTTAGCCTTTAAGTTTACTTCCAAGCAAGCAATCTCAGTTTCTAAGCCGTTCTCACGAGCATATTTGTCCCATTGACGCACTGCAGTTTGACATTGCTCAATCTTATCGAAAGTGTCATTAATCTTTAAGAAGTAACAACTACCATTAGCACAAAAGAACAACACCCCGATAAAGAAACTCATCTGAATCCCGCAGTCTTTTTAGCAATCTTCTTCGGTTGCTTAACGAATTGTTTACCGGCTTTGTTGCCCTTAGCCTTAGCCCTGTTGGTAGCGGCTTTCTCAGCTGGGCTGAGTGCCTTCCACGCAGCGTCAGGGAGATACCGCTTTTTGCCTTTGCTAGGGGAACCATCCGAAGTTCTCCACTTTTGGGATGTCCAGTCACGAAGCGACTGCTGGGGGTTTTTCATGACTTATAGCCCCCGCCAGCTGCTTTGTACTCCCTAGCCAGCATTTGTGCTTTTCTAGCCGACCATTCGCCGGGATCACCACCTTTGCTACCTGCTTTGATCTTCTCAAAAAGACGCTTACGCATCGTAGGTTTAGTGTAAACCCCAGCTTGATTGACTTTAGACTTGGGCTTAGTAGCCACGCTTAGCACCCATCTTCTTAGCTGGCTTAGAAGCCATCTTAGTGCCTGTCTTCTTAGCGTACTGTTTAGCTTCCTTCTTACCTTTAGAGGTGTAAGGGAACTTCTTAGATCCGACCATTGGCATATTACTTTCCTTTCTTTTTGGGTTTAACTCCTGCTTGACGCAGGGAAATTGCTACGGCTTGCTTCTGTGGACGACCTTCTTTAACCAGTTTAGATATGTTCTTGCTGATTGTCTTCTGTGATTTACCTTTAGCGAGTGGCATAATAATCCTTATAGATATTGCTGTACTGTGCTGCGTTGTTCTAACTCGACAGTGATAATACAAGTGGTTGCTGAACCTGTCTCTGACTGTACTCTAATTTCATCACCTTCGTCTAATACTACATATGCTGTTCCATCTATCCTTAGAAAATTCTTAGCTGTTATAGCATATTCAGAAAGTATTTCAATTTCAGTGTTTTCACTAGCATCGTACCACCAGCAGGAGAACCACTTAGAAGAGGTGCTATGATTCGTAGCAAACAATAAACTCCAACGAGCAATATTCCTTGTTGGTACAGTAAACATAACAGTCTTAGTATTGGCTACTAAGTCTTTTCCTACGGAATGTGGTCGTCCCATGTTATTTCTTAAATACCAAGTCAGCTAACCAAGTTACAAAGCCACCAAATACTGAGGCAGCGCCCATAATAGCCCACAAAGATCCTTTAGATCTCTCAGCCATAGCTACGAGTTTCTTAATGTCGTACTCCATTGCACTTACTTTGGATTCTAGGTTCTCTACTGCATGAACTAGTTTGCCGTATTCTATTGGATCAATGTCAGCCATGATATATTATTATTAAATGGTAATTTGTTTTAGTTCGTCTATTGTTTTAGCAGTTTCAACTAATTTAGTAATATCCCTTAGCCGTTGTTTTTCGGCTACGATAGCAGAAATATCAGCACCGCTTTCTAATGCTCGTTGAAATGCAACATCTTGGGCTTGCAATAAAGGTGTGCGTTCTGCTCGCAAACGGTCTTTGGTAATTTCTTTAGCTTTATCAAAGTTAATCGTAATCATTCTTGATATTCCCATGCGTTACGAAATGTGCGATCAGTAGGAATATCAGCAATATCCACAATTTTATAAGGCTTTCCTTGAGGTACATCTTTCGCAGCAATTTCTTCAATTGTTAATTGATAATCTACTGGTACAATAATAGCTACACCGCCTTCGTCAGTTGGATAAATAATTCTTTTATTCATAATTTCTCCTGATTAACGAAAAACGACAACAGAAATTAAATCAAAATCTGTTGCATTATTTGCGTTAGAAGTGACAAAACGAGCGCCACTGGATGTAAAACTTCTTGCCACTACTGCATTTGTAAAAGAACTGCCAGTATTTGCGCTACCTGCAAGAGCATAATTTGCATCAGTTAATCCGTTAGTAAAGTTAATTGTATAATCGCCTGTTCCATTATCTGTAATACTTGAAACATTACCATTTTGGCGACTTGTTGGTGTTCCAGTACCATCGAAATTTATCCATGCACGGCAGCCGTATGCGGTAGCTACTGAGCCGTAACCTGAGTTCATCTGTAAATTGCCAGTAGATGTTAAACGCATCTGCTCTGAGCCGCCCTCAGAAAAAGCTATGGTATCTGCTGTTGGAAAGTAAATACCAGTATTAGTGTCACCTGATGTAGTAATAGAGGGAAGTGCGGCTGTACCAGCTTGAACTGTTGTAACACCAGTAGCTTCTAGTGTTGTAAATTTACCAGTAGAAGCTGTTGTAGCACCGATAGTAGTTCCATTTATAGAACCACCAGTGACTGCTACATTGTTTGCATCTTGAGTAGCAATAGAGCCTAATCCTAAGCTAGTTCTTGCAGTAGAACCAGACTCAGTAACGAAGTTAGTTCCGTTACCCACGATAAAGTTATTATCAGCAGGGGTTAATCCAGCTACATCAGCGAGCTGAGCATCATAAGCCTGTACAGTCGAACCAATATCTGTAGTTACAACTAAAGTCTTACTAGCAGGTATTGTTGTGCCATTTAGAGTCGTTGTAGACGATGAAGTTAAACTAGTAAAAGCTCCGCTTGCAGCAGTAGAAGCACCTACGGTAGTTCCGTTAATAGACCCGCCAGTAACAGCTACATTATTAGCGTCTTGTGTGGCGATTGAACCAAGTCCTAAGCTAGTTCGAGCAGTTGATCCAGATTCAGTAACGA